TTAACTTTTCCTCCGAAGTAAGCGAGCACCTTAGCCAATAGGCCGGCGCAACTGGTCGGGACGATGATATCGTCCCCGTAGACCGAAACTGTACCTCTAGCTCCAGTGAGATAGGCCACCGATTTGGAAATCGCGTAAAAGATTAGCGATTCCAGCTCGAATGTAAAACCGTTTCCCATCGAGGAGAACATGGCCACCTGACACTCTTCACCATTAACTACCACGATCTGAGATCGGATAGAATCAAGTAAATCGTACCAAGCCTCCGGTATCAGCAAACGAACGAGACCCTGAGAGATCAAGTCGCTCGCCGATGAGAGATCCAGAGTAGCCAGTAAACCAGTTTCCGACCCAATACGGGCCAGTTGCTGATTGCGCGTTTGGTCGTTAAGATCGACCTTGACTATGCGCTTGAGGCGGTGACGAATAAAATCACCGACCCCTTTCTGGCAGAACATGTTAAGTTCGGGTTCCTTGATAGCAACCCGATCTATCTTAGAGTTCTTCGGTACAGTCATTAAGACGCCACCGGGAACCACACGCACTAAAGGAGTACGCATGTAATCCCACGTATCACACGACTCGAGCAAACGCTCGACAAGTGCTTTACATGGGGCGGTGACGTCCGCTCCATCAGCGAACTTCGCAGCTATTGCGTCAGGTCGCCGGCGAAAACCGGTACTGGCCCCACTCGAGAACGTGCCGTAAAGCACGTCGTCGGGCGGAGTAGCACCGATCACAGTTTCCACTGTGCGTCGGACCCTTGCTACCAGGCGTGGCAATGTCAGTTTCTTGCCTCCCTTGAGGGGGAAGCTGTCATCTTCTATTAACCACTCCTGCAAGCGCTCGTTAGAGCGCTTGTTACGAAGGTCGCATGCACGCCATTTTTATGGCGGCATTACGCCTGTCCGCCGCCCCTTGAGGGGACGGATCGCTAAACTTGGAGAGCCAAGAGGCTTCCATATAACGAAGGCGGAAGGTGTCTGCATCATTTGATGTTGATGCAGATATTGCTTCCGTCAGAGCCTCGCCAAACGACCGGCAAAGCTCTTCAGACAGTGATGAGGGGAGATCGTAACTCTTACGAGTTTGACGACCACCTCTTGCGCTTTTCTCCATAGTGACTCCATGGATAAGGGGTTACTTCGACTTCTCTTGAGGTCAACCGAGCGGAAAGCTTATCCCAGAAGGGAGTTGCTCCACCGCATCGGCCAGCCACCGAAGAATGGCGATGAGCCATTCCGGTGTCGATCCGCCGGGCATTAGTAAACGCCGGCGAGATTGATGAGGCTGTCGTTAACCAGCACTTTGGAAGCCGAAAGGCTATCCTGGAACTGGCCGACGATGTCCTTGCGCTCCTGAACGGAGCTCGTCGAAGCATACGTGAACACACAGTCCACGTACGCAGTCCGGACCACAACGGGCGTACTTACGCCGTTGATAGTCTGGGTCTGCACCACCGGCACGCTCATCTTAAGCGTGACCTTGTACCGCCCGTTGACCTTACGGCACTGGACGGTGTAGCGCGGAGATCCGATGGGCACGCCGCTCGTTTCCTCCACAACACCGACGCCATTGGCATCGATGTTGAGAGGGACGAACGTGTGGTTCACAGGGACGCCTGCTCGGTCCGCGAGGACCAAGTTCTGCAGCTGAGCCATTATCTGTGGCCTTTCAGTTGTTTGCGCGATGACCGCGCGAAGAGAGTGACCTATATCCCGTCACAAGAAGGAGCGTTTAAAGCACGCCAGCTGCCCATACAATGGGTAGGCTTCGAGGACTCAGCTTCGCCGAGTGTTCGAAAGACGCTGGTGAATCAGGGCAAGCCCATTCAGCACCCTCGTCGTAGAAAACGGGTGTGGGTTGCTATACACGGACGGCATAGGAAAAGACGCATAGATAGTGCGCTCCAACCGAAGTGCTTCGCAAGTACCCGTAGCAGGCCGGCGCGACACAAGTGTCACCGCCGATCCCTTCGCGATCGGGAAGGTATCGATAGATGCCCTCACGCGAACAGACCTACTACCCGTTAGGAAAACCATTCCGGAAGCGGAAGTATATGCTTGGAGGATGGAGCCGATCGGTATAACCAATCGACAACGAAACTCCAAGGCACACGTGCCCATATCACTGCAGCGGGGTTAAGGAGCCCCAGAGACTGCAATTTGACAATGGTTGGGTTAGAGACCCTGGCGGTTATAGAAACCTCCGTACCAATGTCCACTGACCAGGTAGTCTTCGTCGGCGAGTAGCCGGCTGGATGTCCCTGGTCTAGACTCGTGCTGTCGGAGACAACGGCAGAAGACGTCACCACTTGGTGGCGGTTCAGTCCTTTCCGCAGCTCCTCAAGCAGCCCGTAGATGTCGGCCATAAGTGGCTTCCATCCGTACTGAAGACTAAGCCAAGCTTGGCTGATGTCCTTGTACTTTTTGTCCTTAGGGCTCACGCCCAAAGACTTGGCTGCTTTTCTATACTTTCCTTGAGACATGTGCATGATTCCCTCCCCAAGCTTTACAGCCGAAGAGGTGATCATACCCAACGTCTCCCGAGACTCAGCTAGAGCTTCACCCAGATTCACATCGCCGTTGCTCAGGCCCAGGAGGGCCTTTACTTCAGCAGCCGCCTTAAGGTTGTTAACCTGTTCGGCGTACGTCTCTGGAGCTACCACTGCTTGCATACGACTCTGAGATGGCGTACTGATCTTGCCGCTTTCGCGGAACCAGACCAGGCCCGTCTTAGAAATCACTTCTCCGTCCGCTGATATTTGGGTTGCCCCAACTTGGCGGACATAAGGAGTTGCAAGCCAGACACCACCAACACGGTGGTGTGCAGTCGGAGCCAAAGTGCGGGAATTTAATCCCCACTCATCCCATCCCAATACGGAAGAGGATGTTTTCGGCTCCCAGTCGTCCTCGTTAGGAGTCTGACCGGCACTGGACATCACTGCCCGCTGCCGCGATCCGTTCTTGAACGCTGACGGTTTGTACTTAACGTACATAAAGTTGCTTCCTTAATTGGTTGCATCTGACTACTGACGGAACCCTCGAAAGTTCCGCAGTTGGCCTCGTGCCACTGGCTCACGCCAGTTGGCCCCCACTAGTTGGGGG